TCTTAAAATAATCCCACATCTCTTGAATGTCGTCACGATCATTCTCATCAAAGTCAGGGTGTTGCTCTAGATAAGAGTCCCACTCTGCTTGTGGCACTTCCATACTCCATACCGATTCAAAAGTTCCCTCAAAGATTCCTCTTAGTTTCATTTAATCATTTCCTTGTTCATAGCAGTTATAGCAAGTCCAGCCTTGCTCTAGTAGATCATCATCTAACCTATCACAATTACAGTCAGTTGTCAATAGATTCATTACTTAATCTCATACTTGTTCTTGGCAAAGAATAGGTCTGTGCCGTCCTCATCTTTAATACTAATCTGTGCAGGTACATCAAACTTATCAAGAAACAGGTGGTGTTCAATCTGCCATTCTTGATCCTTAACAAACTCAATCATAGCCTCATGTGAAATCGGGTGACCATGAATACCATACTCACCTGTTGCTAGCATCATCTTAATTAAGTCTTGCTCATCGTAAATAACTTCTGTGGTTGCTACTAAATACGTCATTACTTTTTACCTCTGATAATAATTTGTACCATTTCTTCTGTGTGATAGAAATGCTTTACAAACTTGTAAGCAGTTTCCCATTGTTCTAACTCAATTCCACCAACACCATGCAGTTCAACAAAGTCGTCTGCTAGTGTCTGTAAGATTTTATCATCTGTGTCAATCATGTTTGTCCTTTTGTAGGTTGATACTCGTATCCTACCACAAGGGTATGACATTTACAATAGTAATTTGCCCTAGATTCCCGTGATTTTTTTAGCTCTTCGTAACTAGAGGGTTTTCGAGGGTCGCCCCAAGCTTTGGACAAAAGAAAAGCCCCCTGTTTCCAGGGGGCAATCTAATTTACTTAGCGAGCAACTTCATAAGGAAGTTCACGTTCGCCTGTTTTCATCTGTCGCTTAGATACATTGTCAACGAAGTGACCATTTGCATCTCGTACAACTACACGATCAGACTTACCGAAACGTGTGTTCCACTTTTCCTGTGCGATAAATAGTTTCTTAGCCATTTATTTCTCCTTTTGTTTATCAACCAATGTTGAAGTCGGTGGTGTTTTTGAATTGTGGTTATCGCCTCCACATCTTTCCTACCTACTAGGAAACCTAGTATCTTTCATCTATTGAGTCAATGTCTGTATCAAACTCTTCAATCTCATAATCATTGTTGTTTGAGGAAATCTCAACATCAAAGTCATAGACACTTAAGTCAGACACATCTTCATTAACTGGAATGGAGATTGTTGCTTTGATTGTTACATTGAATTCAACATCAACTGTCTTTGACAAATCAATGCTAAGAATGTTTGCAATTTCAGTTGCGTGTTCTTCGCCAATCTCATCAAAGTTCTCAACAAGATAATCTTTTAACTTGTCGTGTGCTCTTGAGTTTCTTTGGTTAGTTTCTGTTAATGCATCTACTCTCCAAAACGCTCTTGAAATGTCGTCTGCATTTTCTACTTCGTACCTTGATTGTTCTGGTGAAGCGTAGTAGTAACCCTTTTTGATAATCATTGTTGCCTTTGGGTCATACTCTGGCTTGTATTCTGTTACTGTTGCTGGGATTGGATAATCCACGATTTTCTCCTTTGTAGGTTGTTAGTAATAGTTTATCTTATTTCGGCAGGAATGTCAATAGAAATCTCCTGCCATTCGTGGTCTTCATCATTCCACTGGTAGCCAGTGGTATCTACAGGGCAATCCTTGTATGCATACTCAATGTCGTCATACTCACAAGGACACTCTTTATCTCTATCTTTGTAGTCAGAGTGTGATTCTGGAATGTCCCATTGGTCACAGGCTATGTCTACTCCACCCTTGAATGTGCAAGTTCCACCCCAACCTTGTTCTTCTTCATACTCATAATCAAAGTTAAGGCTAGGATACATCTCTGATAGTTTCATTAGGACTTCACCGACTGGACTCCAAGCGGTTTGGAAATGATACATAACATCATTGTCGTCTGTAATCTGTACCTGTGTATCTGAATACTCTTGTCCATTAGGAACACCAATGTCCCACTTAGTTCCCCAGTTGCGAACATTCCAATGATACCAGTCTTGGTCGTCACGCATAGAGCGAACAAACTCTTCCATAAAACTATCGTTGTCAAACTTTCCGTCAGCATCTTTTTTGATGTTTGCGTTACCTTTTAATACATCTCTTTCGTAGTATGCTTCAAGGTCGGTTGGTTTTACAATGTTCCAAAAAGCAAAGATAGGATTGTCATAGACTTGAACATCAGGGAAGTGTTCCCACTCTTTTGTTTCCTGATTAAACTTTGATTCAGGGAAGTGCTTTTCAAATGGCTGATTAAGTTGAGCCATCATTTTTTCTAATTGTGATTGTTCGCCAGATACGACTAGCGAATTGAATACCCAGTTTGGCATTTGTTTCCTTTGTTAGTAGGTTATGATGAAATCATACCACATAGGTCTGACAAAAACAATAGTAATTCCTGTGAACTTTTCAGTGATCCTCTTAATGCTTCGTAATTAGGAAGCTTTAAGGGTCGCCCCCAAAATCCCAACTTTGTCAAGTCAGGATTTCGGGGTAGTGATTGGGGACTAAACCCCAACCACCTCACGAACAAGTGCAAGCAACTTATTCTTTTCAGCATTTACAACAGGGTCAAAACCACTAGCACCCATTAGGATACTTTCGGAATTGCCACGAGCAGTGCGATACCAGTCTAAGCGTTCTGTAAGTGCATTGTAAGCACCCCACGCATTTCCAGCAATCATTCCGTTAGTGTCACCACCATAGATTTCATCTAACAAGTCAATCTTGGTTTCCCATTTCTTGACAGCACCCTTGCTATCTTTTTCTGGCATTGGGTATGCAAGAGCAACAATCTTGTTGAATGTGTCTTTAGTGATTTGCTTTTCAATCATAGCCTTAGCCATAACCTCAAACTCGTCAATGTAAGTATTGGCAAGACCCAATGCTTCACGAGCCTGTGCAACACGACCATCTAATGACTGTGTGTGGCGTAACTTGAAAGACTGCTTTGCACCCTTGCGGAATACTGCGGTGTGAGTATTCATACAGGTCATACGAATTGGTGTGACAGTTGCCTGAACAGCACTAGAACCATCGTGGCTTGTAGAGATAGCAAGGTAATTCTTAATTACATCACTAACACCATTAGGGTCAAGTACGGTTTCACGCTCAAGGGCTAATGCACCAAAGACAAGTCTACCTTGCTTTAGAGAACCAGCAACTTCCCAACGACCACCATCAAGTAGGTTGTCACCAAAGGCAAACAGTTCTTCATTCTGCAAAACCTTGTAGCGTTCTCCAACAACAGACAAAACATTTCCGTTGCCATCTTCTGGGTGGTCACGAACAACCATAAAGTTATTCTTTACAGTTGTGTAGTTTTCTGGTAGTGCAACATCTTCAAGGCGTACATTCCAGTTATGTAGATTTGCTAGTTCAAGCATTTCCGATGTAGAAACTTCATCTTGAAAGACAGTTCCTAATTGGTGGTAGGCAGGTACACGCAAAGAAGCGTAAGAAGCCTTACCGTTTACGATTTCTATTTGGTCAATAGACATTTTTTTCCTTTGTTCGGTTGATACCTTAATCTTAGCATAAAGGTCTGACAAAATCAATACTTATTTTGGGAAACTTCAGTGAGTTTTCTAGGTGTTTCGTAATTGACAAAACAGGAAAAACGGGGCGACCCGTGGCGATCTGTATGGGACTTGAACCCACAACCTCTACCGTGACAGGGTAGTGCTCTAACCAGTTGAGCTAACAGACCAAGATGGTAAGCAGTTTATAGTCTGAGTATGGTGCTTAGGACTGTCCCCTTTATTTTACCTGCGTGGCGGTGGCAGGTTTTGGTTTCGGCTTTAACCTACTACCAAGATGCTTGGTACTCAAAATAATCAAACTTACTTTCAAGACACTTGTTAAGAATACCAATAGTGTCATGCAAGTCACTAAAGTAGTATTGGTCATAACTTGTTGAGCCAAAGAAAAATCCTGAACCAGTTGGCAATAATTCTTCTGCATCTGTTGGGTTAGCAATTACTTCAATGCAGGTTTCTTTTAGTTGTTCTAAATCTTCTCTGCGTACAACTATTGGCTGACATTCATCAACACCATCTGCTAAGTTATTTACAAACCAATGATGTATCATGTTTGACTTACGCCAGTATCCCATAGGCAAGTCAATGGTCATTCCAGCAAAGCCAGTCTTGTCAATTACATCTTCTAACTCAAGAGTTTCAACAATTTGTGTGAACAACCAATTAGGGTTGTCCCTAATCTCACCCTTTTCGTTACGACTCCAATCGTTGCGTGATACATACTCACTTGCACGAAGGTACATGTCTAGTCCCATTTGTTTCTCCTTATTGGTAGGTAGTTATTAAAATAATCTTATCACAGGGGTCTGACAGTTTTGCCAGACCCCCACAATCAGACTACTTTACAGTTGTCCAACGGTCTTGACCGTTTACATCTAACTTAATACGAAGCGTACCGTTAGTGTTTTCTTTAACTTCTGTCACCGTTCCAGTTACGGCAGACTTTTGAGTCGTGAACTGTGAGCCAACAGTTGGGGCAATTAACTTAGCCATTTGTATCTCATTTCTGTTTATGGGATTATTCCCTTTTTTGTGATACTCACATCTTACCACAAAGGTCTGACAGAAACAACCCTTTTTTGCAAATATTTCAGTGAATTTTTTGAGAGTGTCGTAACTTGACAAATCCAAAAAAAATGGGGCGACCCGTCAGTCCATATCATAGACATATAGATCAACAATATCATCATCAGCAATATACTGATGCAATTCTTCATCACCATATTCATCTAAGTAATTAACCATATATCCATCTAAAAGAATATCGAGGCTCTTGATTTGTATTGGTTCATCTATGCCATCAAAGACTATTAAGTCTCCAGGCTCTAACTGATATCCAGATAGCTTATCTGCGTATTTATAATTCATCGTCTCTGCTTTCATATTTATCTGATAAAAATGCTACTGATGATACTCCCCCAAGTACCAAAAGTATAAAGATAATACCATAGAACAATCCCACTACATACCCTCCCTTTCACGAAGGTATTCTATGTATGTATTGGTTGTAGCCATTTCACTCATTAGTCTATCTAACTTAGTAAATGTATCTTCAACTGGTTTACGATTAAATAAATTAAACACAATCATCACACCCAACAAACTCCTCTAGAAAATCTAATTCTTTATTGCAATTCCTGCAAGTGGGTGGTGCAGAAACTCTGACACCATTTTTGTATACGCCTGTAACAACTAACTCATAGCCGTCCATTATTCTAATCCCCAATCTTGGCAAATAGCCATTACTACTGTGTCTAACTGTTCTGCCATTTCTTCTAATTGCTCCTGCGTTAAATGCTCTAATGACTCAAAATCTTCTGTGTCAATTACTGATTGCCATACTATAGCCATTCTGCTAAATCTCCATCTGCAATTTCTGAATAGTCCATTCCAGTTGCTTCTGCAATGGCTAACCATACATCTTGCTCATAATAGATTCCATTAGGGTGGTTTTCCATTAGAATCATTTCAATAGTTTTCATCTGTCCCATTATGCATAAACCCTTCCATACAATTCAACTGTGCTACCGTCATCTAAATCAGTAAGTAAGTTGTTTACTAAATCTAATACAACTGTCTTGTCAAATGATTGGTTACCAATCTCTGAACGGCTAATTGCATAAATACCAAAACCAGTTTCATCTAACATCTGGTCTTTCATTAAATGTGAAATAACCATACGAGTAAAGTATGAGGTATCACCCTTGCGTGGTTGTGCGTGGACTAATGCGTGGACTAAATCATCTTTCCAATTACTTTCACCCCAATGTGAATAAAGATTAACTAGACTATCTGTTCCGTCATCAAATACGAAATTAATTCTTGCACCCATTTTAGTAACCTGCTTCCGTTAGCATTTTGTGAATTGCTTCCAATTCCTCTGTTGATAGTTTTGCAAGGGCTTTGTCATCTATGACACCCTCAAACAAATCTTTGATTAGTTCATTGCTTCCAACTGTTGTTAAATCAGTCATTGTTTCTCTTTTCTTAGTAGGTTACAGGATAGATAGGTATCTCACCTATCTACCTCTTTCCACCTTTCGGTGAGTCGTATTCCGCTATCCTGTATAAGTATACATTACCACAAAGGTGTGACAATTTCTAGTGATTTTCGTGATTATTTTCTTAATGTCGTAAATGACCCCAAAGCTTGGGGTCGCCCCGAAGGGCATTGGATCAGTCCTCTGTCCAATGTTTAGGAATTTCAATTCCGTTTTCTTTTGCTCGGTCAAGCCATTCATTTGCGGTGTAACGCATTTCAAGAAACACATTGACTAAACTTTTTAGATCGTTACCATAGTAGTCACGCCTAACCCATTCTTCAATTTCTCCCAAGCAATAAAATTCTTGCTCACGATAAAGCTCTTTTGTATCCATTAAGCAGTCCTCACGCATTCTGTGTAGTAGTCAATTATTGAAACGGCTGGAATGTACCAAATCATTCCACCGTCTGAAGTTTCCAATGTAAGCATTTCTCTTTCAATAAACATTGGTTGGTCAGGGTGTATGTCTAAATAAGTTTTAGATTCCCCATTAGTAAAATTTACAATTAAATTAGTTGTGAACAAGTGTTTTCCTTTCATCTGCGGTGACTCCACCAAAAATACCAAACTCTATTTTGTCTTTCAATGCAAACTCTAAACATTCTGACTTTACAGAACAAGAATTACAGATTGCTTTTGCTTTTTCTACCTTAGACTTTAGTTCGCTAAAGAATAAGTTTGTGTCTACATCTTTACAGGCTATGTCGTTAAAGTTAAACATCAAAATCCTCATCTTCATAGTATTCATCTGACTCAAGCCAAGAGTCTAAGCGGTGTTGCTCAACGATAGCGTGTGCAGGTGCAGTAGTCATTCCACGATAAGAAACGCCTTGTGGCATTTCTATTTCTGCATAGATGTCCTCATTCCAATAAGCGTTAATTGCTTCAATGCAAGGTTGCACCATAGATGACGGTATAGGTGGATAGAAGTTGTATTGCAGATGTAAGTTAATCTGTTGTTCCATTGGCATAGTATCCATAGCGGATAATTCTGTTGCAAACATTTTTCCCATTTTATTCTCCTTGTAGGTTTTTGTGTTTTGTCTTGCGTGTGTAAGCCTTTTTAGACTTGTGTGGTTGTGAGGCACTTGACCTGCGTAATTCAAGTCTTGCCCTCAAGCGTTCTGGGTGGTCTGGTGTTTTGTAATTCATAGGTCTACCTTATCATAGAGGTCTGACAATTTTACTCGTCCTCAAACTCAAACATTGAGTCCCAGCAAGGGGAACATACTCCACTAATGAAACGCTCACGAACATCTGCGTCATAGTCAGACAATACATTTTGAGCCAATGCACCTTGATGGTATGCAAATAATTCAGAAGAAGAGATTGAAACCGTTTTGGTTTCATTGCAAGTAGGGCAAGGGTGCGATGTAACAACATAGCGTTCGTTCATAACTTTCATTGGATTATGTAGAGTAAACATAGTGTTCCTTTCGATTGGCTGATGTTATCATCTTACCACAGAGGTCTGACAATTTCAGTGACATTTTGGGTGTTTCGTAAAAGAATTTTGGAGAATTTTTGGGGCGACCCCGAAGGGCGGTAGGACTATGAATCCCAACCAAAGAGATAACCTTCCATACCTGCATCTTCATTCATTTCGTCATCAGGCATTTCGTCATCTAACTCAAACTCCTGCTCAAATTCATCAAAGGCAAAAACCTCATCTAAAAGGATTTCGGTTGCAAAGTCAGTTTCTTGGAATGAATACATTTTTTTTCCTAACGGTTGATGATGATTTCATCATACCATAAGGGTCTGACATTTTCCAGTGATTTCAGTGACTATTATCTTAATGTCGTAATTGCTCTAAGCTCTTGGGGGCGACCCTCTTTTATGAGGCGGTGCAAGCACCGATTGCTATTAGGAATAATAAACACACTAGGAAAATTTTCATTCAGCAGACCCCCTGAAAATAATCCAGATCAGGGCTTGAGTTGCACGAGGTGTAATTTTTAACTCACTTGCAACAACTCTAACAGCGTCAGACATTTCACGATACTGAGTTTTGTTTGGTGCATTTGTTTTTAGTCCACCTGCATAACACATCCACACATCTATTGTGATTGCATTCTCATCACCTGCGATTGCACGAGCGAACGCATTTGTCTTTTGTCCTTTTAGTGCGTCAAAGCCATTTGTTAAAGACTTGTAAGCCATTCGCAGATTATTGCCTAAGCCTTTTGGCTCACTGCCATTTGCAAACTCTAATGCTTGTGCAACATTGCGATTCCAACGCTGACGAGGTGAGAACGATGAGATCACACTAGCAGATTGTTCTAGGTTTACATTAACGCCACGAGCGTTAAAAATTCTCATAACATCTTGTGCTAATAATTCTGCGTCAAGATACCACGTTACAGCCATTTCAATTTGGGCTGGGGTTGCAGACTTTACGACTTCACGATAATTTTGTAGGTAGGTCATTTTATCTCCTCTGATAATAAGATTATCTTATCACAAGGGTCTGACAATTTCCTGTGATTTCGGTGAGTTTTACCTTAATGTCGTAATTGATCTGGCAGCTTTGGGTCGCCCCGAAGGGCGGTGGCTAATCGTTAAATTTGTCCACCAATAAATAAACTAAACTTGCAAGAGATAAAATTAACACCCAAGAATAAAAACTATTCATTAGTATTCACCTCTCAAAACAAATGCAAACGAATTAGAACCTAAGTCAAAAATTAAAGTTGTGTCTTTTCTTTTTGTTCGGTAGTTAAAGTTATTTGAAAATGTAACACCAATTAAAAATGTTCCATCTATTTTGTTTTTTACAATTTTCATTTTTCTCCTAGTGTTCTGGATTGTATTCGGAAATGTATTTTGCAATTCTCTGAACGGTATCAAATTGTTGATACATTTCAATTTTTGCACTTGCACATTCTGGGTGTTCACCGTTGCACTCACACTCACACTTGAAACAAAATGGGGTGTAGCGGTCAAGGATAATTTCTGATAATTCTTTAAGATTTATTTCAGTCATTTATTTCACCAAACTTTCTAATTCTAATAATTCGTTTGTCCACTCATTAGTTTTTTCATCTAATGACTTTTGGATTTGGGTGATACCCATTTTCCAATTTATGCAAACTTCAAGCATTGTCGCTAGTGCAACATAGCCACCACTTAAGTTATGGCTGTTTGGATACTTAGCCTTGTTTAGGGCATTGTAAGCGTACTTGAACGGTTCGGTGTTTAGTGTAGTCATTGTGTGACCACCTTTCATTAGTTGGTTATGGTTTAACCTTACCAGATACCACCGACAATTTCTGCCAATTAGGGCATAAACTAGGTGAACAGTTGGTGAACAATAACTCACAGGTTATCCACAGATAATCTTGTCAAATCGACACACCGATCTTTACCAAAAATTTACTTAATTGTTATGAAATTCCAGTGATCTTTTGGGGGTCTCGTAATTGACTTCTGCAAAGCTTTGCGGTCGACCCTTTCGGGTGTGTCGGTTAGAACTTTCCTTTTCCGTCACCAGAGATTGCCCCAAATAAAAGTAGAGCAAAAACAATTAAAAGAAATATTTTCATCACACGCCTACCGCATCAAAAAACTTTTCTTCATCAAAGTTTGGATTATCATTTGCAAATAAATCTGCAAAATCTTCTGCGATACTTTTTACAAGTGATAAAATTAAAATGTTGTCTTGTCCTGCTTCTGCATAAGAATTAAAAATCTTTGCGGTTGCTATGTAGTCTTTGCGTGTCATCATTTTATTTTCCTGCCTTTGCATTTTCAAAGAATTGTAGTTCAAGATTTTGCTCTTGAGTTTTTTTGTTTAGTAATTCTTGCACCTCATCAAGTGTTTTTCCCCACTCAATAGAAACGGTTAGAATTGTGTTAAGCACAAGGTATTCGTTTGCACTTAGTGTTGGATACTTTGCATTATGCAAAGCCTTGTAAGAGTCGATAAAGTCTTGCGTGTTTAGTGTAGTCATTGTGACCACCTTTCGTTTTTGTTTGTTGGATTTATTCTAGCATAAGGGTCTGACAGTTTTTAGGTGTCACCATAGTTTTGTATGTAGTCCTCAATAGTGACGATACCCTTGTATTCATCACAACCGCCACAATAGTATGGCTTGTCTACAAACTCTTGATTACAGAAACAGCAGATGTATTCATAGCCCTGCTCTAGCATTTTCTCTAAGTAAGTCATTTTGACCCCTTTCATTTTGTCTTATGCCTTTATCTTAGCATAAGGGTCTGACAGTTTTTGACACATTCGGGCGTGTCGCATAAGTATTTTTGTGATCAATCCCACATATTTCAGTGATATTTTGGGCGTGTCTTAATTGACATTTGGGCATTTTTGGGGCGACCCTTTCGGGGGCGGTAGCTAGAATCTTCCCTTGCCATCACCAGACAACGCACCAAAGAATAACAACAACAGAATGATTGCTATAAAGATTTTCATTTGTTTAATTCCATCTCAATACACAATGATGTGTATGCTTGTTGCCACATAGCACGACTAGATTTTAATTCCTTGATTACAATAAACGCATAGGCACTAAGCCCAGCGATAACATTAACCAACACAATAAGAGATACATACATTAACATAATTAACCCTCAATCATTTCAATTACCACTGCACCGATTGCAGATAGCAAACCAATACCTGCGGTTACTATCATTACATTGACCGACATTCCATTTAGTCCAATGACTAGTAGTTGTAGTTCAAGTAGTAGTACAGGTAGCGAGAAGATAGCAATACCTGTAAGCAAGTCACCTAAGTTATACAGAAACATTTTAGTCCTCACACATTATGCATAGTCGTGACTCTAACTCGAACGGTGCTAACTTATCACCGCACACTAGGCAAGTAGCCTTAGTGATTTGTTCTAGTGCTAATTCAGTCATCTGATTAGCCTTTCTTTAGTAGGTAGTATCACCTTAGCACATACGGCAGACATTATCAACTTGAAACGGCATAATTTAGATGAACATTAGGTTAATTCTTTATACACAACTTATCCACAGATAATTCCTGTGAATTAGCTAACATATACTTAATCAATAGTTATCCACAGGGGGTCGCCCCGTTGGGCGTGTCGTGTGCGTTATGTCGGTGGGGGGTGCTAAGATCACACCCCCCTAAACATTACACTAACTCGAATGAGTCAACGGTCTTGCATACCTCATACTGTCCTGCAAGTATTTCCAATGCTCGGTTATAACTATGGCACTCATACACATACTTAACACCGTCAACGATTACGACTAATGAGTTAAACATTTTTTCTCTTTTCTATTTGTGTTTTGTTTTTTTCATCTTGCAACTCTTTAATTATTTCTTTTGCAATCTTGCCTAATTCTTTTGTAACTGTTTTACCTAAATACACAGCAAACAATTTTACTAAGAACGGTACAGCGATAATCGGTAACACAATCATCAAGATAACCGTTACGATTATAAAGATAAAGATGTTCATTACTAAATCATAGAGGGATACGAATGGTGCGGTGATAGCGTCAATCATAGTGACTCTTTTCTCTCAAAGTTGTCAAGCATACCGAAAGCCTTGACACAACAATAATCGCAGAAGTCTGTCTGCTCACCGTTAAAGGTATTAACCTCACGAATGTATGCAAAGTCATTACAACCGCATACCAATCCCTCAAAGGGGTCTAAGTGTAAGTAAATCATCTGATTACCTCATTCCTGTTTAGTAGTTTCATCTTAGCATAGGGGTCTGACAGTTTTCAGATGTCATACTCATCAGGCTCGCAGATAATGCAATAGCCTGAAGTTTCCCAAGAGGTCAACTTATCGCCACACTCAAGGCACTTAACCTTAGTGATGTTCTCTAGTGCTAACTCATTCATAGAGTTGCCTTTCGTTAGTGCTAAGACTTATTTGCTAGGCTCACCCGTTAGGGATTATTTGCTAGGCTCATTCTTAACTGCTTTATAAGATAAACCTATCAGAGGGGTCTGACAATTTTGCCCCATTTGGGCTTATGTTAGATGAACATTAGGTTAACAATAATCCACAAGTTATCCACAACTAATCGTGTCAAATTGACACGCTGGAGTTTACCAAGTCTTTACCTAATCGTTATAAACCTTATTCCCTGTATTTTGAATATATTCTAAAAAGAGCTAGTTTTGGGTAGGGTGAATTTTTTATCAAAAGAGCTTCTTTTGCATAAGGTGAATTTTTTGCCAGGATCGATCCCTTTGCCTAAAGGTGAATATTTTTTGATCCTATGTGCTCACTAAGTTTTTTGATATTCGCTTTATATTTTCCGTATCGTACAAACTAAAATATCATTCACATTTTGTCAAAATAGGACTTGCAAAGACTTTGCAATAAGAAAAAATACATTAACATTTTGCTAGAATATAATATAACAATTAGGTAACTTTTAGATAACTTTTAGGTAACTTAAATAAAAATTGGGGTAAAATATAAGAATGCATTGCCTTATGGGATGCAAATAACTCGCTTAAAAGGAGCAAAAATATGAATAATTTAAATGCGTGGGCAAATAACCCATATATGATCGGTTGGGATACATTTTTCCCAAAGCTAGAAACCCTAGCAAAGACAAACTCAACGAGTTTTCCTCCATATAACGTCAGAAAAGTAGATGATGATAACTTTATCATTGAATTGGCAGTAGCTGGCTATAAAAAGTCAGATTTAACTGTTACTGAAGAAAATGGTAATTTGACGGTAGTTGGAGAACTTCCTGAAACAAATGATGAATACTTACATAAAGGTATTGCTGGTAGAAAGTTTACAAGAACATTCTCTCTAGCTGAACATATGTATGCAGATGGTCTACATTTGGTTGACGGTATGCTTTTGATCAAAATTAAAAGAGAAATTCCAGAAGAAAAGAAGCCAAAGACTCTAAAAATTGAAGAACCTTTGGTTAATGGAAGAAAATCTTATGATGATGAAAAGAAAAAGATTTCTAATAAAAGATATTTGTAAAAAAATCGGTAATTAGAGAAAGAACAAATATTCCTGAGCAAGAATTAAAAAGGCTCTTATTCCTCTGGTATGCTCAAAGAAGGCAATGGACACATAAGCATTCCATTTTTATGCAATTCCATAATACGCAAAACATCTTCTGATTTGCCATTAGCATCATTTAGTAGGATTAAAAGATCATATATTCTTCCAAGCATAATATACAATATTTCTCCGATATTGTCATTGGCATTGCCAACTATTTCTTCGTTTATTTCATTGTCTTTCATGCTGCTCCTCCTTTTCACTAGATACCCATTATAGCCTCTATAAGGTCTATACACGCATTTTGCGTGGGGGTGTGTTCTGTTCTCGCCGCCGAACCGCAAATCGCCGAATTTTTAAATTTTTAGTTTGGGATACATTTTAAAAGTTAAATCAGGAGATAGAATTTATTAAGTTTGTATAACAATTCTTAAAATTTTTAGAAAGATATTGACCGAGAGAAGTTTTATCGCTATAATTGTAATATTATATATATTTAAGGTTTAAACATATTAAGTATATTTAATATATTAACTATAGTTAATATATATTATATATAACACATATATAGCATATATTATAAAACACAGAAAAGGAAAAGTCAATGACTTTATCAAAAGAACATATTGCAATTATTCAGTCCTATGGTCGTTCAATCTTAGGTGCTGTACTTGCTCTTTATATGGCAGGTACTACTGATCCATATTTGTATTTAAATGCTCTAGTAGCAGCTCTTGCACCAGTAGCCATTCGTTACTTTAACAAGAACGATATTGCTTTTGGAAACATCTCAGGTAAATCAACTCCTGAAGAAGTTGCAGCAGAAGTAACAAAGGCAGTAAAAAAGGTTCAAAATAAGCCTGTTATTAAGCCATCGCCAGTAAATAAAACTGCGACACAAGCAAAGAAATCTACAGCAAAGAAGACTACTTCAAAGTAATCTTTTTGGGAGTGTATAATTAAATATGGAATCAACTAACTTTTTAATTATGTTAGCAGCTACAGTAACTGCAATAGGAGTTATTGGAGTAGGATTACATAAAGCTACAAAGCTTGTAAAAAGATTTATACACTTCCTTGATGATTATTTTGGAGAAGAAGAAAGACCAGGATTTGAAGGTCGTCCTGGAATGCAAGAAAGATTAGGATATTTAGAATCAGAAATTTCATGTATATCTTATGAAATGAGACCCAATTCTGGAACATCTATAAAAGATGCTATTGCTAGAATTGAAAAGCGTTTAGAACAACTAGAAAAGTAGAGTAAATGAAGGTTAGCTTCAATAACCCAAACAATGCAGTTTGGACAGGATACGGTCATGCCACCGCAAAAATTGTAAATGCACTTGCTAGAACAGATCATTCAGTAGGATATAGCCTACCTAATTCTGACCTTGAAATATTTTTTGGACACGCTGATGATTATAAGTTTATTCATCCAAAAGCATACAAGGTTGGATATACCGCTTGGGAATCAACGCAATTTCCTAAAAAATGGACAGAATCAGGAAATTTAGATATTGTTGATGAGTTCTGGGTTCCTAATAAATTCTGCAAAGATGTATTTAGACGATACACAGATAAAAACATCTATATCTTTAGACACGGATTAGATAAGACATTTCAACCACAAGAGCGTGAACTTACAGATACAATTAAGTTTATTCATATTGGATATCCTGCATACCGCAAAAATGTATACGACACAGTTAATGCGTTCCTTGAGCTATATTCAGGTCGTAAAGATGTAACTCTTACGATTAAAGGATATGAGCACGTTGAGTTACCTGAGTTTGATAATGAACCTAATATCAATGTAATTGGTGAGACATATACATCTTTTGAAATGATTAGACTTCTTAAAGAACACCACGCACTTATTTACCCATCTTGGGGAGAAGGATTTGGGCTTATCCCACTTCAAACTCTTGGAACTGGAATGCCTAGTATTGTGGCTGGTGGCTGGTGTGACTATGAAGAATACGTTGGAGAACTTATGGTTAATTCAACGCTTACACATAACCCATTTACCATAACACATCCAGGATTTATGTATAAAACAGACTATGAGGATCTTTTAAGAGTTATACAATATACTGAAAAGAATATTGAAACACTTTTACCACAATATTATGATCAAGCTCCAAAAATCCATAAGGAATATAACTGGGATGACATTGTAACAGAACATTTTAATAATGTCGCTAACCGTTTAATGTTACAATAGAGATATGCCAACTCCAGATACAATTACAGTAACAACCATTGAGCCTATTGACTCAATTACCGTTTCCCCAAACCTAACTATTGATTCTGTAGATGTAAATACCGTTCAAGATGTTAGCAATATTTCGGTTGGTTATGATTCTGGTGTTACAACTATTGATGTCTCAGATGATGCTGATACTTTAGATGTAAATGTATCTATATCAGATGTCACTATTCCTGTAACTTCTGTAAATGGGAAAACTGGTGCGGTAGTTATTGATTATCCAGATATTGGTGCTGATCCAGTAAATAATGTAAGGTTTGTATTTACACAGGCTAGTATTCCTACCGTTCAAACAACTGGTTCATTTGCAGGATCATATATTTGGACAATTAATCATAATTTGAACTTTTATCCAAATGTTTCAGTATTTGATAGTGGCAATAATTCTGTTGAAACTCATGTCTCTTATACTAATGCAAACACTGCTATAATTATTATGAATAGTGCGATAAGCGGTACAGCTTATCTAAGCTAAATTTTTATGAAAATTGGTGATTAATGTGGCTGAGAAAAAGTTCTTAGTAGATCTTAACCTTACAGGAAATAAGGCTAAGAATTTTAGATTAGAGGATTACGCAGATAATACTGCTCCTACAAGCAATTTTGTTGGAAGGATGATCTACACCACCACTGGTACAGACAGAATTGAGTTTTATAATGGCTCTGCTTGGGTAAAACTTGCTCACTATGATGAAATATCATCTGGTTCTGTAACATCTGTTGGTATTGCATTTGATACCGCAGCAGGAAATGTTTTTGGAACCACAGGATCTCCAGTAACATCAACTGGAGATATCACATTAACCCTTGACACACAATCACCAAATTATATTTTTGCTGGTCCATCAACTGGTGGAACCGCAGCAGCTCCAACATTTAGAGCATTAGTTGCAGCAGACATTCCAAGTTTGTCTTCTGTCTACCAGCCACTTGACGGAGACCTTACAGCTATTGCTGCTCTTGCAGGAACATCTGGCTTAATCAGAAAGACAGCAGCTAACACATACGAACTTGATGCAAACACATACTTAACAACTGGAACAGCATCTAGCACATATGCACCACTTGCAAGTCCAGTATTTACTGGAACTGTAACTGTTCCTACTTCGATTGTATTCGAAGGTGCAACAGACGATACCGCCGAAACAACACTTACTGTTACTGATCCTACAGCAGATAGAACAATTACACTTCCAGATGCAACTGGTACAGTAGCATTACTTGGAACTATTGCCCTTGGATCAGATACAACTGGAAACTATGTATCCCAAGTTTCTCAAGGAACTGGCATTACCGTATCTCATACTCAAGGAGAAGGCTCAACTGCAACAATTACCAATGCTGGTGTAGTTAGTATTGCTGGAACCACTGGAGAAATTACAATTACTGAAGGAACTGGAGCTAATCCTTATACTGGAGCAGTCAAGGTTGGTCTTCCTACTAACGTAATAATTGCTGGAGACCTTAAGATTGGTGGAGACCTTGACATTATTGGTGCAATTAACTCATTCTCAACAACAACGATTAATGTTGAAGATAACAAGTTCTTGCTTAATTCAAATGTTACAGGTTCACCTTCGCTTAATGCAGGAATTGAAGTAGAGCGTGGAGATTCTACAAACGCTTCATTAATTTGGAATGAAACTACAGATGTATGGCAAGCTGGTCTACTTGGATCAGAAGTAGCAATTTCTTTAGCAGGTCATACCCACGCAACATCTGATATCACAGGTCTACAAGAATTTGTAGAAGATACTATTTCAACATCACTTACTGACTCTGGAACTATTGATTTTTCATACACAGATAACTCAACTTCAGCAGGTACAATAACTGCTGCTGTAATTCTTGCAGCATCTAATCCATATCTTTCCACAGGATCAGGTCTTGCAGTAGATGTTTCTGCACTTGAAACAAAGCTTACAACTGATGGATACACAAAGAAGTATTCAACAACCATTGGAGATGCAGCAGCTCAGACATTTACTGTTACACACAGCCTTTCTACAAGAGCAGTTACAGTATCTGTATTTGAATCGTCATCACCTTGGGCAGAAGTAGAAGTAGAAGTTTTGCATACCAGCACAAGTGCTGTTACAATTAACACCAATAGTGTACCAACCGAAGGACAGTATACCGTAGTGGTGGTTGGTTAAAGTGCTTCCAGGCTTTAAGTCATTTAGAGTTTATAAAGGAGATACTTTCTCTTTTAATCTAGCCCTTGACTCTGGAAATGCAAACTACAATATTACAGGGCATACCTTTTCTGGACAGATTAAAGAAAAGGGAAAGAGCACATTAGTTGCATCATTTGCCTTTGCTATAACAAGTGGTGCTAACGGGGAAGTAACAGCTACTCTAACTGCAACAGAATCAGCAAAGCTTTCTGGAAATAAGATTTATGAATATGATATCCAAATGATTAACTCTGGAGTTGTTTCAACAATTCTTAAAGGTCCAATAGTTGTAGTATCAGATATTACCAATTAATTTTTTAATTAGTGTAATTTTTCTTTCTCCCAAATGTAACTTTGTGTCACATTCTAAACACCACATAATTGCTTCGTCATCCTTAACAAAAGGAATTGGTGGTAAATGTTCATTACTCATAGGGCAAGGTATTGGTGGAGTAAATCCTTGTTCAACTAAATCTTTATATCTATGTAATTCTTGAATTGTTATCATTTGTTAATCATATCACACCGATTTCTTATTGACCACTAACGCTATTTGGGGTACAATGGTAACTACCCCACTTTTAGGGGAATCAAAAATAGACGGAGTAAATAAAAAAATGACAGTTTCTTTGCCATCAGCATATCAGCAAGTAATCCATAAAACAAGGTACGCAAGATGGAGAGAAGATGATAACCGCCGAGAGAATTGGGATGAAACGGTTGACCGTTACATGAACTATATCTTTGAGGCTACAAAGAAGCACACCGATTTTGAATTAGACCAGTCAATTAAAGACAAGATTCGTAATGCTATTTTAGAAACAAAAGTAATGCCTTCTATGCGTGGTCTTATGACAGCAGGACCTGCTCTTGAAAGAGATAATACTTGCATTTATAACTGTGCCTACTTACCAGTTGACTCACTTCGTTCTTTTGATGAGTCAATGTATATTCTTATGTGTGGAACTGGTGTGGGTTACTCAGTTGAATCAAGATATGTTAATCAGCTTCCAGAAGTTAGCGAACACTTTGAGCCAACAGGTTCTGTAATTGTTGTTGAAGACTCTAAAGCAGGTTGGGCTAGAGCATTTAAGGAACTTCTTGCACTTTTGTGGCAAGGTCAAATCCCATCTTGGGATATGTCTGGGGTCCGTCCAGCAGGTGCTCGTCTAAAAACATTTGGTGGTCGTGCATCAGGACCAGATCCACTAGATCGTCTATTTAAGTTTTCAGTTACTATGCTAAAGCAAGCAGCAGGTCGTAAATTAACACCACTAGAAGCACACGATCTTATGTGTAAGATTGCAGAAGTTGTAGTTGTTGGTGGTGTTCGTAGATCAGCAATGATTTCTTTGTCAGACCTTGAAGATCGAAATATGGCTGCAGCAAAGTCAGGTTCTTGGTGGGAATACTCAGGACAACGTGCTTTGGCAAATAATTCTGCTGTATATAACACAAAGCCAACTATGGAAGTTTTTATGGACGAATGGAAGTCACTATATGACTCAAAATCTGGAGAGCGTGGTATCTTTAGTCGTCAGGCTGCTCAAAATGTTGCAGCAAAAAATGGTCGTAGAGAAAATGCAGAGTTTGGAACAAACCCTTGCTCTGAAATTATCCTAAGACCTTATCAATTCTGTAACCTAACAGAAGTTGTAGTTAGAGATACTGATGATTTAAATACCCTAAAAGATAAGGTAGAACTTGCAACAATTCTTGGAACTGTTCAGTCTTCATTTACCCGTTTTAAGTATCTAAGAAAAATCTGGCAGAAGAACTGTGAGGAAGAAAGATTACTTGGTGTCTCACTAACAGGTCAGCTCTCCCACCCTGTTCTGAATGGCTCTGAGGGCGTAGAAAAGCTATCGCAGTGGTTAGACGAGCTTAGATTACATTCTGTAGAAGTTAATGATTTCTGGTCAAAGAAAATGGGTATTAATCCAGCAACAGCTATTTCTTGTGTAAAGCCATCTGGAACAGTTTCTCAACTTGTTAATGCTTCCTCTGGAATGCATCCTTGGCACTCTCAGTATTATGCTCGTACTATTCGTGGAGATATGAAAGATCCAATCACCGCATTCTTAGTTGATATGGGAGTAAAGCACGAACCAGATGTTATGAAGCCAAACGATACTATGGTTTTTACATTCCCTATTGCTGCACCAGAAGGAGCAACTCTTCGTCAGGATTTGACTGCCGTACAGCACCTTGATATCTGGCTAACATACCAACGTAACTGGGCGGAGCACAAGCCTTCTATTACAGTATCTGTAAAGGAAAATGAATGGATGGCGGTAGGTGCTTGGGTATTTGAACACATTGATGAAATGTCAGGTGTATCTTTCTTGCCTTATTCAGAGCATACTTATCAGCAAGCCCCATATCAAGAGATTACTAAAGAGGAATATGAAGTTTTACTTTCTGAAACTCCTGCGGATCTTGACTGGAAATGGCTTGAAATCTATGAAACCTTTGATGGAACAACTTCCGTACAAGATTTAGCTTGTGTAGCAGGAGCTTGTGAGATAAACGAGATCTCTAAAGCGGTATAATAAAATGGATGCCATATGTCCTATTCCGCAATAATTCAAAAAGATAGTCCAGCTATTGTATATTCGCTAGATGATTCTAGTGTGTCAAACAATGCTGACATTACCCCAGATAGATTTCTTTATAAAAATGGTGCTACAAATGCAGCATTTTATAATGGAAAATATAATGAGGTATCTAAGGTTTCTTTTCCTATTGTATTTGGTGGAAAACAATCTATTAGAGTCAATACTGACGGATCTTTAAAGATACCATCTTTGGATAAAATGTCTTTAAATGATGTTGGAAATAAGTCCTCTATTGAGTTTTGGATAAAGATAAATACATCTAGTCCTTCTGAGCAAGTAATTATGAGTAAAAAAGATTCTGGAACTACAAATACCCCATCTTATGCAACTCGTATATACATAAAAAATGACTATATAACATTTAGGCTTGGAACATCAGACAGATACTATGAGGCTTCTGTAAATTTTGATAGCGTAAATAAGCCACTTCATATTGTTGCTTCTTATTCTCCAAGCGATATATCTTTAACTGTAAATGGAGTAAGAAGCACAACAGAAATAACATATCCAGAATTATTGTTCCCAGTTTACGATAGTGTAGATGAGTTTTTTTGGTTTGAAAAACCATCTGGAATTAGTAATTTTCAGATTGACTGCATTGCTTTATATTCTTATGTTCTTTCTAGAGAAAAACTTGTAAGACACTTTGTTTATGGTTGTGGATATAATCCACCAGCCCAGTTTATTAATTCTAATGGCGGTGTTTTATATAATTTTTCTATGGATGGTCAAAGCACTATAAAAAAGTATGACTTTTCACCAAGTAACCCTTGGAGTTTAAGTGAAACAAACAATGTTTATGTAAATAAAGGAAAGCTATCTATTAGAAATGTACAAGAGCCAACTATTATTCAAAAAGGTTCTTTAAAGGATAAAGATATTGAAAGTCTTTTTACATCAACAGGTTTTGACTTTACTGATAGTTCTTATTTGGAAATAAAAAATGGAGACAGTATTGTTCAACATAATCAAGGCGGATGGATATTTAAGTTTAATGGATCTGGTGTAACTTTAACTACAACAAAACAAACATTATTTAATATAGAATCTAATGGATCACAAGACGCAATAGAGTGTTATCTTATAAAAGATGGAGACACAAACAAAATAGTTTTTGACATTAACAATCAATTAACTACCTCAAATGCCCCAGATATTAATGGTGATTTTTATGTTGGATATTTTTCATACCAAGATTTACAGTATTTGATATCTGGAGAAGCCACAAGCTCTTCAACAATTCTAGTTTCAACAGATAAGCTAAACAACCTAACATTTGACATGCAATCAATAAGAATTGGATCAGATAATACTTGGAAATCTGATAGCACCGATCCTGAGCCACATTTTGAATTTACTGGAAAGTTAAAAGAAGTTAGGTCTCTTTTGTTTTCAGATATTTCAACATTACTATCTGGAACAGCAGTTGGCTCTTTAACAAATAGATATACTTTATCTCCAAATCAATACCAAAAAAGATTCACAATTTCTTCTACTGGAACGGCAACTATAGATATTCCTCAACAAGCATTGTGTCCTATTTTAACTAATAAAACTGGTGCAAATAGAATTGATATTGGTCATCCATTAGGATCAACTTCTTTTGCTTTAACTATTTCAAATACCCCCTATTCTAATAGTTCTGCAGGTACCCCAAAGTTATCTGCAACAGCCTATACAGATCGTTCAATTATTTCTGGAGATTGGTTAAATCAATATACAGTTCAAGAAGAAAGTTTAATTACAAACCCAGTAGATATTATAAGCTTTAAGGTAACACTATCAACCGATGATTTAGTTAGAAAACCAGCAACTTTAAACTTTTTAAGATTATTTTCCTATGAGCTTCAAACAGATGATTCTGGATTAACTTATTATATTCTATGTAATGCTTCGCCTGGAGGTAATGCAGCAAAGATATATTTGACTGGGGAGTCAAAAACTGTAAATATCCCAGACATTCTTGAAACTCCTATTTTATATAATGGATTTTACAGTGGATTAAGCCTTAAAAATAACCATACAACCATTACTCACAATAGATCATCTTTAGAGGGAAATGGAATTAAATCTATATCCTTTATGCTTTATTTTGATTCTGGTCAGACAAATGGCACATATAAAATACTAGATACAGATGTTCAAAATAATATATTTAGCGTTGGAAGCACAGGTACAATAACTAAAGGATTAAATGCTTCTGTATATATTAATGGTTCTTCTACTCAAGCATCATCTATTCTTTTAGATCAGTGGCAGCAGGTTACTATCATCTATACCGATTCTATTTTAAGCCCACTAATAACCTTGGGAAACAGCGGAACGGCTCAGGCAACATCTGCCAGAATTGACCAACTTATATTGTTTTCAAGTCCTTATGTATCTAACTCCTATCTTGATTTTATTAAAAATTTATATGATCTTACTGTTGGTGTCCCTTCTTATTCAAAAGAGTCAACAACAACATTAAGTATTTCAGATGCATCAAGTACCTATCAAAATAAGGTATATTTGTCAGATTTTGAAGCAGAAGAAGTAACTCATATAATAACAGATACAGCAAATAAGATGTTACCTTATATTGACGGAAGCTCTACAGTAACTGTTCCAATAGAAGGAAAGCAAGATTATAACCTTGGAGCAGATTCTTTTCCTGCAGTTTCAACAGCAACTTATTCTACTGTTTCAACAATACAGGTTGCAGGAAATTCAAATAGATTTGTTGCAAATCAAACAAAGTTTATAAAAAAGAGAACAAGCGGTGGTGTAGAAACAACTTGGAATATATTAGTTACAAATGCTGTATATAATAACAATAGTACAACTACTCTTACTTTAGCTTCTGCAATTTCTGCACTTCCAACAGATCTTCTTTTTTTCACAAATTATTATAAAACATTTAATGAAGGTGAAAAGCAAAAGGCAATAGTTAATAGCACAAAGCTTTCTATTGGGGATACCTTACTTATAAATACTGCTTCTAAAAAATATAAATATACCGTTTCTACGCTATATAATGTAGAAACAGCAGTTGAAAATTTTCCAGGATATATTACTTTAGTGAAAGAAGCTCTTGTTTCTGGAAAAACATATATAGGTAATTTAGGAAGTGCAACCTATAAATATAAATATGATGGATCATCTTTTAGCGATATTACTAGTGTGAATAACTTATTTAGATTAAAAATTAGATCTAAAAATGCTCCAAATCAAAATACTGTATTTACAACAGAAGAGTAAAAATGGTATCATAGTGGTATGAATAATACTAAAAAAGGTGTAGAAGCGGTTGAGTCCACCGCAGAATATGGAATTTATGTTTGGGTCTTACCAAATGGAGAGCCATTTAAGGATGATGATGGTAACACCCTCAATGTTCCTGCAATGAAACATGATATTAGAAAAATGAGCTCTCTTTCAAAAGCAGCAGCATATTGGGGTAAACCAGATGGTGTAGCAAAGTTTATGCCTGGAGTTGGCAGAGTTAGTGATACTCAGGCAAGAGAAGATATTGACAGAATGGCTGAGGGCTACACCCCTTACGGAGATACCGACAACTGGAAGGAAATTTTTGCAAATGAGCGAAAGAGTGGAAGATAACGAAGTACCCCAAAGTCATACTATTTGGGGAAGAGACATTGCTATTGATAGTTTGCAGAAGAGTGCAGAGATTGTAACCGTTGATGAGTTTAGCCTAGCATCACCAGAGCTTTTAAAGTATCGTGGAATTAATCAAAACTTTAAGCGTAATACTAAAAGAAAACTTGAAAAAGCTGCACAGATTGGTATTTCATCTACAACTTATGCAACACCAGTTAATGGAATTAGCGGTGATGATGCAGAATCAAAGCAACTTGTTTTCCTTCAATATGGATATGGTCTTTTTGATGTAGTAGAGCCACCATATAATCTTATTGCACTTGGCAAAACCTATGAGGTTTCGGCTGCTAACTATGCTGCAATTAATGCAAAAGTAACAAACATTGTTGGTTTGGGTTATGACTTAATTCCATCACTTAAGGTTAAGCAGATGCTAGAAGACCTGTCAGATAATCCAGATAAGCTAAATAGGTCTAGGAAAAAACTGGAACGTGCAAAGGCAGATGTTTTAGAATGGCTAGATACCAGAAATGATAACGAAACATTTACAGAAACTCTAACAAAGGTCTATCTTGATTATGCAACAACTGGAAATGGTTATCTAGAAATTGGTAGAAAAAC